ACGACGCCGACAGCCAGAAGCACGAGTACCTGACCGAGTGCGGTCTGGAACTCTTGCAGGATAAGGTCCACACCCACATCAAGAACTGGTCGTCTAACGCATAAGGACGACGACAACTTGATGTCGCTCTAAGTTAAGGGTGCCCTTTCGGGGGCACCCTTTTTTATGGAGTTCTATATATGAGTGAAGATGATTCCACGCCGAAGCCGAAGAGGCGAGCGCCCCGGACGAAGGTATCTGCGCCGAAGGATGAGCCCCCCACGACGAAGCCTGCGCCTAAAAAGACTGGCCCGATATATTTCAGGTCCGCAGAACCAGAACCCTTGGCCTTCTCTATACGTGAGAGACGTGCGGCTCGTCGGCCAGATGGAAGATTAGAGTGGCGTTTCTCACCCGAGGACGCTGAAAAAGTCCGCCGACACTCTCATGTGGTTGGTGGCCGTGTTGTGGAAGTGAAGTAACGTGGCAGAGACAAGCGATTTCAACCCGCACATTCGTAACGTCAACTCTCCGCTGGAGACCCTGATCCTTCAGGCGCTTCGGCGTTTTGGCGATTACGCACCGTCGACGGCATCTGGTGACACGATCATCATGTTCATTGAGTTTGCCAACCAGATCATAGACGAAGTGCGGATGCACCCATATTGGGATGGAACTGAAATCGACTATTACGAGCATCCATCTGAGGCTCGTGCCATACCTGACAACATCATCGTGGCTGGCCTGCTGTTTCATTATGCGATGCAGCAGGCCAGCGAGAAGTTCCAGATGTATAGTCAGTCTTACATTCGGACTATGAATCAAGAGCTTTGGCGTCGTCTTAACGGCGGCAACACCAAGATACAAATGCGCGTCATGGATAATGGGTCCAACCCTCATTATGTCCAAGACGCTAAGACGAGTGAGATCAACGGCCTGCTGGCTGACGACGCGAAACGGTATCAATGAGCAGCAGCTATAAAAGCCCGGCAGGTATCAAACTCCGCACATCTGGCTATGACACGTTCATGGGTCTGGATGTGTCGCGTGATACCGCTGCGCTCGACACTGGCGAGCAGCAACACCTCTCCCAATGCGAAAATGGTTTTTGCGATTGGCGCGGTCAGGTGTGCCGTGATGCGGGTGCCGACTTTGTGCAGGGTCTGCGCCCGGTTGAGGAGATCTGCTTTTATTCGTCTGAGAAGGTTGTCTATGCAGAGCGTGCCGGTGACGGGATCAACCTTGTCAGCGAAGACGATCACATTAAGTTGACTGCCTTTCCCTTGTCGTCGGTTGTCACCAGCGCCGTCTTCAACAAAAAGGCAATCTTCTTTTCCTCTGGCCAGCCGGTGCAGCGCTATGACGGGACAAACTACACGGTAAACACCAGCCCTGCTCTGGCTGCGCTTCAGCCGAGCTTTGGTGTTGCGGTCGCCCGGCGGTTAGCTGTGTCTGGTATTCGCGGAAGAGAGACAGAAATTCACCTGTCTCGCGTAGATGACGATGGAATTTTTCCAGAAGATGAGGCGATTGATAGCACAAATGTATTGCGTGCGGGCTATATCGACATCGGCAATCAGCTCGGTACGTCTGAAATCATCACGGGTCTGGCCAAGTTTGAACAGTCTCGTCTTGCGGTTTTCACCAATGACCGTGTTTTGATTTATCAGATCGACGCCAACATCAATCTTTGGGCTTTGGACGACCGCGCCTCTATTAACATTGGCTGTCTTAGTCACAGCACCATCCAGCGTGCGGGCACCGACATCCTGTTCTGCTCTCGCTCTGGCGTGCATAGTCTGCGCCGCTCTGTGGAGAATGGCCTGACTATTGAGGGAGCTTCTCTTTCTGACAAGGTCGACATTCTATATCGCGAATTGCTGGCTTCGGTAAAAGATCCCAAGCAAATCAAGGCAGTATACGATCAGGACCTTGGCCAATACCACATTTTCTTCCCGCAGTCTGGCGGGATCATTTCCAAGCGGCTGACGCTAACGCTGCGCTCTGGCGAGCTGGGCCCGTCTTGGTCGACGGGTGAGTTTCTCAATGCACGCAGTGGCGCATTCCTTGGCGGTCGTCTTGTGTACGGAACATCTGGTGGCATCTACAACGTCCGCAAGATCGAAGACGAAGCGGAAGTTCATCCGGACATGGTAATCACAACCCCTATGCTCTGGCATGGGTCTTTCGTCGATACGAAGTCTGTGCAGTCTATTTTGCTGCAGGCAACAGGCAATGGTGATGCCAAACTGGAGATTATTGATGACGAGGGAAACACTCTCGCATCTCAGGATTTCCAAATATCGGAAAGTCCGGACGACAACTCCTTCCAAAATGTACCACTATCCCGACAGTATGAGCGCCCGCTGTCGGTTCGATACAGGGGTGCTCAATATCGTTTAACCGTCGCAGGGAAAGGTCTCTGTCGCATCATTGGCTTTGGTGTTCTGATAAGGAAGTAAGATGGCACGTCTCAGGCAACAAAATCCGCAGAACTACATCTCAAGCTCCAACATCAGTGCCGAGTTTGAAAATGTGGTTCGCTATATTAACGCAGCAGAGCTGGGTGATAAGACGATAGGCGAGCTTCTCGATCAGATCTTCGACACCAATGGTGAGTGGGATGGTCCTATTGAGATCAGGCTCGACAGCTCTGCTGGCTTGCAGTACCGCGTCGGCAACTACACTGGCGCAGAGGTTGGCTGGGAGACAATCACCACGATTGAGAGCCTTCGCGGTCCTGCTGGCCGCGATGTTGGTGACATTGGGGCTCCGATTATTCACGCTCGTCAAGACACAACTGCGACTGCGGCGCAGACTGTTGTGTCCTATGCGCATGATTCTGATGATGAGCTGATCGTCTTCGTAGACGGCGTGTTGAAAGTTCCCGGCGCATCGAATGACTACACCAACAGTGCCGCTGCCGACACGGTTACGTTTACTTCCGCCTTCTCTGGCGGTGAGATTGTTACGATCTACAAAATCCGCGCCACGGCGATCACCGGGTTTACGCGCTCTGATACCGTAACTACCGCAAGCCAGACCGTGTTCCCCTTTGTACATGACACGACTGCTGTGCTGCAGGTTTACAAGAACGGCATCCTTCAGCGAGCTGGCGGATCAAATGACTATGTCTCGAATGCTGAAACGGACACGGTTACGTTCACTTCTGCCGTTCCATCTGGCAACACGGTGTCGATCATTACCGTGGAGAACACCACGACGAACGCGGTAACGGGTCTGATGCTGGAAGGCACATACACTGACACTGCCACTGGACTTATTCCGTACAGCGCTCTTGGGCTGGCGGACGGCGATGTGCCGCAAGCCAAGGTCAATGGTTTGGTTGCTCACATTGCCAATGCTGCGAAGATCACGATTTCGTCTAGCGCTCCTGTTGCCCCTGCCACTGGCGATCTCTGGCTGGACACGTCGCTGTCTCCGAACATCCTGAAATTTTACGACGGCACGCAATTCCTGCGGACCTCCCCTGAAAGTGGGCTGCCGACATTTACAACGTCAGATGCTGGCAAGGTCGTTAGCGTAAACGGGACGGGCACAGCGCTCGTTTATGCCGACATTGACCTGACATCTGTTGTGCCGGTCACACAGAAGGGTGCGGCCAATGGTGTCGCCACGCTTGATTCATCTGGTCGTCTTCCGGCTACGCAGCTTCCTTCTGCGGTTACGACGTTCAGCATTTACGACGCGCAGACCGGCAACGTGGCCAATGGCGCTTTCACCATTCAACGCATCTTTAAGGAGCGGGTGCGGATCATAGGGATCAGCGTTATCTGTGCCTCTGGCACAGCCGATGTGCAGATTCAAATCAACGGAGTTTCAGTTGGCTCGACTTACGGAGTTAGCTCGGCTGGCACGGAAGTAACGCTGTCAACGCCGCAAGAAGTTGATGCGCTTTCGACCTCCAAACGAATTGGTTATGTTGTGACCAATGAAGCATCCCTCGTGGATCTCGAAGTAACTCTTGCACTGGAGATTTTGAGTTCCTAATGACAGTCAACGCCATCACGAAGAACCAGAAAGCGATAGCCCTGATCTCTGGCATGAAGATTGGGCGCGGTCGTTTGCCGGAGCCGAACAGCTCCATTGGTTTTGAGAAGGATGGCAAGCTGGTGGGGGCTGTTGTCTTCAACAACTTCACGGGGCGGGACATTTGGGTTTCGGTATGGTCGGACGACAAATCCATCTGGACCCGTAAAAACATGAAGATAATGTGCGACTACCCTTTCAACATTTGCAGGGTTAAGCGCATCTCTACAGTTGTGCGAAGTGGCAACAAGAAGGCCATCAAGCTCAACAAGCAGTTTGGTTTCGTCGAAGAGGGGGTCTCTCGCCGTCTGTTCGGGGATGATGAAGATGGAGATGGGGTCTTTTTCGGGCTCCTGAAAGAAGATTGCAGGTGGCTTTAAATGTCTAAAGATTCCCCGTCCCCTCCCCCGCCTCCGCCGGATTATAGTCGCCAGATCCAACAGAATGTTTCTGGTGAAAACCGCAGCCGCGAGCAGCAGGCGCGTCAGTACAATGAACGGATCAATGCCTTTAACCAAGCGCTGTCTCAGTATGGCTCTGGCATTAGCGGACTGTCTGATCAGTTTGGTGGCTTTAGCATTGCGACGGAGGACCCGCAGCTTTCATCCTTTCAAGGCCAGATCGATGAGTATCAGCGCAACCTTGGCAACTTCTTGGCTGGCGATGTTGGTTTCCTAGGTGTCAACTTCGAGCAGCCAGAGAGCCAGACGCAGGGTGGGATTGACTTTTCCAACTTGGATTTCAGCGGCATGGGTGGTGAGCGTGAGGGTGTGGGGACGATTGCTCCCGGCACAAACCTACCATTTGTTATGGGCAATGTTCCAACCCAGTCTGGCCTGCAGTATGACGAATTCGGTTTGCCGCTTGATCCCGGCTTCTCACCGACGGGGACAGCGTATGGCGAAACTGTGGCATATGATGTGCCCAACCTTCAGGACCTCAACCTCTCACTGGCTCGCAATTATCTCGGCGAGCTTGATGCGTTGGAACGTCAGCTTCAGGGTTTGCAGAGTCAGCGCCAAGCAGAGCTTGGGCGCATTGAAGACTTCTTTGGTGGGGCTGTAGATCGCTACAACGAACAGGACATTGATGCCCGGTTCCTTGATTTAAATACAAATTTTGATCGCTACCTTGCGGAAGTCGAGCGCGAGCGTAATCGTCTTAATCAATTCAAGAGCCTGATTGATGTGGGCAGCCAGCGCCAACTGGCCCTCGACGAGCTGGCTGAACTGGAAAGCTTTCTGCAGGGGCGCATCGGGGAGCGCGATGTTGAACAGGCGCGTATTGACGCATTCCGCGAGGATTTGCGCAATCGCTTAGGCGGTCTGGAGAGCGAGCTGGGCGGTTTGTCAATCGCAGATCTGACTGACCCAAGCGGGTACAATCAGCGTATAGGAGAAATAGAAGACCTCCTTGCTGGCTTCGAGTCAGAGCTGAACACGAACTTTGGCAGGGAAAGCGGCGATCTCAGCGACATCGAAAGAATGCTGTCTGACCTGCAGCGGCAGCGCACGAGCGAAGAGCGTCGTCTTGAAACCATGGGTGGTGGGTTTGAAAACCTTGCCCGCTCCCTGCAGCGTCGCGCATCACGTCTTGATCCTTATGATCTGTATGCTCTTCAAAACCTTGAGGATGAGCTGGACTTCCTGCGTCAGGACATCAGCGGCGTTGATTCACCGCTGGCATATGACTTCAGCGGAACAACGGGCACGATTGATGAGGCGCTTGCCCAGCTTCAAAACATATACGGCCAGCGCTCTGAACTTCTTGGTGCCGAGCGTCAGGACGTTGCCAACCTCCTGTCTGGCCTGACGGATATTCAGGATTACGACGAGGGCGGCCTGCGCGATCTGCGTGCCCAGCTTGAAAGTGAGTTCGGTGATCTGTCCCGCTTCTCTGGCGGGCTGACCGAAAACCAGCAGGCCATCCAAGACGCGCTGTCTCAGATTGATGATCGTCTTCGTGGGCTTGGTGCAACGCGGCGCGGTATCGAAGACGAAGCACTCACTCGTCTTCAGGCTCTGCGCGAACAGGAAATCAGCACGCCAGAAGAGATTGACCAGATCATGCAGGAACTGCTGGATCTGCGTAATCGTTCTGAGCGCTTCGGTGCGACGCAAGCGGGCGATGAGTTTGCAGCGATTGATGCCCTGCTTGGCCGCGAGGGTTCGCGCATTGAGCGCCAGCTCGCAGAAAGCGAGGCGCGACGCCAGCGTGAGGCGGCAGAGATTACGCCACTGCTTGATGCGCAGGGCAATCTGCGGTTCCCGATGGTTAATCAGTCGACGAGCCTGACGACTGAACAAATTCAATCTTTGCTTTCGCAACTCGGAACGGACGAAGACGAGATCTTTAACCTTGTTAATCCGAATGCGTTCTCGCAAAACCTACTAGGCGCACTGGGGACTTAAATGAGTTTTGCAGCAGCATTTCAGGCAGTTGGCACAGTATCCAACCTGTTGGGTGCGAGGTCTGCGCAACGTGCAGCCGCCGAGCGATACAACTATGAGGCGGCTGTAGCCCAGCGAGCGCGAGAGCAGATGCAGCGTCAAGCTAACGTGCAAAACCAGCTTGGCTCTTATTACTCTCAGCTCATGCAGGATCAGGACGAATACTTCCGGGATCTTTACGACGCTGATCTGGCCCGCGCTCAGGAGCTGCAGCGTTACATGCGCGAGGGTGACATTGCCAATGAGGCTCGTCTTCAGTCTGAGTTTGAGCGCACATTGCAGCGCCAGCAAATGCAGGACGCGGCGGCACGTGAGCGCCGCATGTTTGAGCTGGAGCGGATTGCCAGTGATGACCGCATTTCTCAGGCCGAGCGTGAGCTTGCGCTAGACGATCTTGCGCGTATGCGTGAAGTTGCCCGCGCCGAACGTGCGCAGGAGCTGGATGCACGTGCTGCTGGCCAAGGCATGTTGGCGTCGGAGTATCAGGATCGCCTGAACCGACTGACAGAAGATCGGATGCAGAGAGCCCTTGAGCGTCAGCGAGAGGTAGACCGGCAGGATCAGATCATTGCCGAGCTTTCTGGCACGCGGGATCGAATGCGCGACATTCTGGATCGCACTGGCCGCATTACTCCGCCTGAGCTTTTGGGTCAGGAAGAGATCGACCGCCGCGCTGATGAGTATTACGGCCAGCTTGAGGGTGGTGTCCAAGCAGCCATGGATCGTGCGCTCTCCACTGGCGAAGCTGACATGATCCGTCGGGGCATGGATGTTGGTGGAGCATCTAATGAGCAGCGCTCTGAGATCCTTGCTCGTCTTATGCCACAGCTTCAGCAGGCCCAGATCGCCGCACGTCAGTCTGCATCACGTGATGTCGCCGGTCTGAACCGCATCGAACAGGATCAATTTGCATTGCTGCGTCAGGCACTTAGCGACGAGCTGGCTCGCGAACAAACTGTCGGCCAGTCTGGTCTTGATCTCATGGCTCGTCTTGGGGCTGCGCCGAGCGCAGTCTATGACGCGAATGTTGGCTCTGCATTCAATGCGGCCCTTCTTGATCCACGCACAAGCGAGCTGAATGCCCGTGGTGCGTTGGATATTGCAAGCCTGCTGCGAAATGTAAGCGCACCAAGCGCTGGCATCTCGGACATCTTGAGACCGCAAAACATTGCCTACAATCGCAGCGCTCAGGACGCAACGATTGAGGGACCGAACCTCAACACTTATGACTTTGGCGGCTTCTATAGCCGAGGCATGGGTGGTCTTGGTGACGTTATGAGGGATGCTTCTGTAGCGGAAAGTCGCGGATTCAACCGGGCAAGGGAGGCGGCCATTAACTACGGAGCTTTGCGGCAAAACGCCTCCGAAGGATTTGGCCGGTTCTTGGATAAACGGTTCCCCAATATATTTGACGAAGGCAATGCTTTGGGGGCGTTTGGTGGATTGTTTGGTGGTAAGAAAACGTCTGAACCTAAAGTAGACATGACCCCAACATCTTTGTTGTCAGGGTTCACCAAAACGGACGAGTTTGATGACGATCCGCTTGCGGGCATTTATTAATCTTAATATTTAGGAGCCGTCATGTTTCAGGGGTACATTGCGCAGGGGGCAACTCAGCAAGCCGAAGCCAATGAGCAGCAGCGCCGCGATCTCGCGGATCAGCTCGCTCTATATGCACGTCAAAACCCAACCGCTACGCGGGACGAGCTGCGCAATTATGCAGACAGCCTGACCCGTCAAAATTATTTGATGCCCGGTAATGCGCAGGGCGCAGCCTTTGATGCGATGGTTCGTCGCGCAGACGAGGCAGCGCGTTCCGTCAATGCCGAAGCATTCCGTAATTTCATGGAAGCGAACCCCGATCTGAGTGCCGATGAGTACATGTCTTACGTTCAAAAAACGTATACTGATCCGCTGCGCACACCCTTCAACGCAACACAGCAGGCAGTTCAGTCATTCGTTGATGATCGCACCGAGGCTGAACAGGAAGAGGAAAGAAATAGGCTTGTCGGCATTGATACGTTTACTTCTTCAATACGTGACAATCTGTTGGGTCAAGCCCGAGATCTTTATAGAAAACATGGAAACGGTGCGGTTGTCGCCAGTCTGCTCAATTTGCCTGAACACTATGCGGGCAATCAGATGGCTCAAAACGAACTGGAGCTTTTAAAACGCAATCTAACTGATGGTCAATATGACGACCAGTTTGTTTCAGCATTGCGTACAGAATTTATGGACGAGCTTGAGTTTTCCATAAACAACGATAGCGAGTTTTCTGAATTCGTGAAAATTTTGCCGGATGGTTTGAGAAATAATCTAGAACAAGTTCAATGGTTTGAGAGCACATTTAATCAAAAAAAGCTGGAACGTCAGAACGCTCTTGCCAATAATCAAGCACAACTTTTAAGTGGACTTGAAACCAACTTGGCCGATCTGGTCGACAGGGGCGCAACTCTTCAAGGCATACGCAACAGCACGGCTTACAGAAGAGTTGTAGAGGTAAAGGGGGAAGATTATGCGGAGGGTATTGTTGGGCCACTTTTTGGAATTTATACGTTGAGAAAGGATTCTCGATTCAAAGACTTTGCTTTAAAGGGTGTGCCCCTAGAGGATCTTAGACCTTCGTTAGGTGACCTTGTCGACGACCCACAAGTTCAAGCCGAATATGCCTTAATGGTGGAACGGGCGGCCACCGAGAATCTGCAAAGTAATGTCATCCCACAGCTACCTACTCTTGCTAGGTTTATGACAGAGCAAGAGCTGTACGCTGTGTATCCGAATCTTAGAGAGGACCCCCTCCTTAAAGCTCAAGTTCAGGCTGCTTATGAAGGTGTTGAGTTAAATCTCGAAACCAGACAACAGGCTGCTTTTGAATTTATTCAGGGTTATGTACAAAACAATCCGAATATTTCCATGGCGAATATGTTAAATAATCCCGCCGTTAAAGCCGCCCAAGCCTTGCTGACTGAGGAACAATTCCGCTCCGCGATGAATATACCCTCTCAACAAAATTTCCGTCAAATCGCATCTGCTGCTACGACGGCAACGTTAGAAGAAATCAACGCTGCCATGGATGAACAAACAACAAACTTCCTTGCGGCTGCAGAACTCGGTCTTCCTGACGGATTTATAGCTGCAGAGATCACCCTCTTGGGCAACAATTATTTCATTCCTCCAGAGTACCAAAGAGATATTATTGCTCGACTGAGTGGAGTTGGTAAAGACCCGATCAAGATCCAACGGGAAGTTGACAAAATTATATCGGACTTTGGGCTACTCACAAAAGAAAACTATAGATCCCAACAGATGAGGAGGCAGGCCCCCCCAAGTGATCAGATTCCATTTGACCAAGTTGATAATATAATTGAGGACATGGTACGAAAATCAAATACTATTTTGAACTCTTTGGACCCCATATTTGATGATGCCCTCTCTGGAAGGGCTCTTGATGCTGCCACTATCCAGAACCACAAAACGAATCTTGAGATTCGACGGCGTGAAATACAGGCAGAAATGGACAAAGTAAGCAACCAACTCGGAAGGATTTATCAACAGTCCTATTACGACTTCGGTTCGTATAATGAGGATGATCGCAACCGATATGCAGAAGCGCTAGAAAGCATGTATCTGGCTTACTCTGGAAAACTCAATGAAATTGACGAACTCCTAAACGAAGACGTCGGGCGTAACTTTGTTAAAATACCATCGCAGGATGTCCCATCCACCTTCCGTGGAAGTACTGGTTTTGACTTTAACCTTTTTGGCGAAGACTATTTTCCAGACTAAACCGAGTGAACATAGGAATAAGGACGACCCTTGCTCTCGTAGCCCATATGTTCAACCGTGCCTTTAAAATTGCGGAGTTCTGTCTGTGTCAGAATTTGACGATATCCTACGCGCCTTTCGAGACACCAGCCCTGAAGCTGTAGAGCGGCGTCGGCAACAATATTACGGGAGAGTTGGCCAACTGCAGACAGCCCCTCTGGCGCAGCTTGAGACCGACCCTTATCGGCTTTCCACATCAACAGGCGCGGATGCGCTTAAAGACCCCAAGTTTCTGGCCGAGCTTAAGGACTATTTCCGCATAGCCCGAGGCAGGAGCTACGACAGCGACGACAAGCTAATCGAAGAGTTTTACCGCGAAATGACACGGGCGAACTTTAATTCGCTTGGGATTGCGGAAAGCTATAAGAAGATTAGCGGTGCTGACCAGCGCGTCAGGGATCTTTTTAATCGTATGCGGGAGGTCTACGATACCGTTCCTGCTTTTTATGAAGAGGGCGGACGCGGGCTTGCTGGGTTTACGCAGGTTGCCGTCAACACAGTCGTTGATCCAATCAACCTTATTGGTTTTGGTGTAGGTGGTGCTGCGGCAAAGGGTGCCATCGCCGCTGGCAAACCTGCAATACAGGCAGCAGCACGAAGCGGTGCCACATCTCAGGCGCTAGGGGGTGCAGCCGTTGCTGGCGGATTTGATGCCGCAACACAAGCACGTGACATTGAATCCGGATACCAAGACCAGTTTAACTTTGGTCGTTTCGGAAGGGCTACGGGGCTAGGTGCTGGTCTGGGTGCCGCTCTTGGTTATGCGGGAGGCAGGGCCGCTGGGCGAAGCGCGCAGGGGCAGGCTGGTGAAATTCAGAAGCAGCGTTTGCTTGAGCTTAATTATTCCGAAGAGCAGGCTAATCAGTTGCTTGCCGCCGCCAGCGAAGATCAAATCAACAACATACTGGCCAACAACCTGACGCCAGAAGCTTTGGAAAAACAGCAGCTTGAAACCTTTAAGCGTCGTCTTATTGAGGCTGGCAAAACTGATCAGGAAGCTGACGATATCATTGCTAATGCTCAGTCGCCAGACGAAATTGAGCGAGCGATTTCTGGTGGACCGGAGGCTGCTGAAAGCGCCCCCAACACCCCCCGCGTAGCCACAGAGGAAGAGTTTAATGCCCGTGTGGATCAGGAAAAACAAAACAATCCTGACCTCACAGAAGAAACAGCTCGCGAAGCTGCCCGCCGTGGTCTGGCGGGCGAGGGTTACAGTCGCGCCGTCATTGACGGGCAGGAAGAGTTTATTGGCTCCACCCGTACAACCAACACTCGCAAGCTGCAAATGCTGCAAGACGAAGTCGACAGCATAGTCACGCAGCTAGACGAAGATATCTTGGTCCGTCGTCGCGCTGGTGAACCTGTAGAAGATTTGATCGACTTGCGCACAGAAGTTGAAAAACTTCGCGGACTGCCTGCTCGTCTTGACCAGTATGATGTTGAGATCCGCAAAAATCTGGAAAGCTCTGACCCGACCGTCGCTGCCAAAGGCGCACGCCAGATTGCAGAAGTAAACGAGCTGCGCGATTTGCTGTCCCTGATCCGCGAAGTTGGCGTTCGTGATGCGTCTGAGATTTTACGCAGAGAGCGTCAGCTTGCCCAGCAACTTGAGCTGGAAGCATCGGCCCAGAAAAAGGTTGCTCGCGCTCAGGCCGATAAGCAGGCCAGAGAAGCTGCAGCAGCCGAAGCTGCACCCGCTGCTCCAGAAGGTGAAGCTGCTGCGGCTACTCCAGAGGCTGCCGCGCCTGAAGCGGCGGCAGCCCCAGAGCCAGAAGCTGCGCCAGCTCCTGAGCCAGAGCCTGACCTTACAAGCATACGGTTTACACAGAAGAACGTGTTTAACTATGCCGAGTCAAATGGCTTGGTTCCGGCTGACTTTGAGGGTGTCACCCAAAGCGGGGTGCGCGGTTACAGCAAGGCGGATGTGGATGGCATTATTGCTGCCAAGCGCGGTGCTGCCGAAGAAGCTGCGCCAGCAGTCGAAGACGTTGCTCCAGCCGCAGTTGCGGAGGGAGAAGTCCCGCCCGCCTCCATGCCTCGCATCGAGTGGTCATACCGCAGTGACGCCCAACGTGATTCTATTCAGAAGATCCTCGCTAAAGAAGGATTGGACGAGGCTGATCTGGATGACCTGATCCAAGCGGGTGACGTTGAAGTCAGCCCGAATGGCAAACTCACCAAGGAAGGCAATAAGTCTCTACGGCGCAAGCTTGAAGAGCGTGGCGTGGAGAAAGCGCCCGAGACTGGCTTCGACAAACAGCTTGAAGGGATTTCTGTCAAGGCTCTGCGCAGGCTGGCCGAACGCGGATTGCCGCAGGATCACCTTGAATATTTAATTGAGAGCGATCCCGAAAAGCTGCGGGCTATCATGCGTTTGGTGGATCCGAAGAATGGTGACGCGATCACCGATTATATTCTGGGACAATCTGGATCTGGCGCAAACATTACAGCAAGAATGGCGTCTGACGCGTCTGGTATTCCCGGCCTTAAATTGACTAAGACGGAGCGCAAGCTCGTTGTGGATCGCCGCAAAGCCTACGTGGCCAGCGGGATGGACGAGGCTGATGCAGCTCTTAAGGCAAATCGCGATGTGATCGCGATGCGTGCCGACAAAGCAGCAGGTAAGTTGGTTCAGCAAAGCGATGTAAGCGGAACGCTTTCTCGTCCTCCGATAGATGTAACTGCTGGTAGAAATAAATCGGGCGGCATACAGCGCCTGTTAAAGTATGCGTATGGCGGGATGCTCAACCCTGTTGGCCGCATTGACAACGCTTTGGGTGACGAGCTTTTGCAAACTGCCGAAGCCATGCGCTCTTATGGCAATCGCCTTATTGAAGATCAGTACGATCTGAGTGCAGACGAAATCAAAAAGGTTAACGCAGCAGCCGAAGGCTACATTGCAGACGGAGCTACTCCGGAGCGGGCGCGAACTCTGGCGGAAGGAGAGGTGCGTCGAGCCCGTCCCCGCCAGCAAGTGCGTAACACCGCGCCAGTTCGTGGCTATGCAACTGACGCGCCGCTCGCTGATGGTTCGCCACGCGTAAAATATGACGAAGATGGCAACCCCGTTCTGACCAAGGATGGCCGCAAGGTCATGATCCGTGAAAAGGCGAAAGCGGGCGAGCCGATCTTTTACGATCCAATTACAAACGCATTCTATCGCAATGAGCGAGCGATGCGTAAAGCTCGCAATGAGACAGACACACTTCGTCCTGAACCATTTGCCCCAGACCAGTATGACGAATTGTTTCAAAACCTTGGGGACGATGCAGAGGCCGCACTTGATGCGCTTATTGGCTCGCTTAAACAAAACTCTCCTCCTTCTCGCCCTGCCGCTGCGCCTGATACTCGCATAGACTTGCCGCCTGTTCGTCGCACAGCAGATGGTGGTGAAGAAATCCTTGCTGTCCGCATGGGCGATGGGATCATTCGAGTTTTGAGCGAGGCTCAGATTTCAAGCAACAAAGGTGTGAGGGCCTTGATTGGTGACAACACGTCACTCTCCGAAATCGAGGTGGGATATGTTCGCGCTCCCGCAACCAGCGGCTCTTATCTTGCGAACAAGACATTTACAAAAGTCGATCCGGATTCACCCGACCCATCTCAGTTTAAACCTGTCATCACGTCCACTAGCGCTAAAGGCTCAATCATCAACCCGGTGGCTGAAGATTTTGAGAGGCTCATCCCAGAGGCAGAGCGGATGCCCGGCAAATCACCCACCGATAAGGTGGGCGAACCAGCAAAAATTCTGCAGCGGCTAGTCAACAAAATAAATTCAGACGCTGATGTCACCAAGTTTGATATCGATGCAACCATTCAAAGCATCGAGTTCAACATCGGTTGGCCGCGAGGTGAAACAGCAACGGCCTCAGTTGCCGATTTTATGATCGAGCTATTGGAGCTGCGTCGCAAGTATGTGCCGGAAGAAATCCGGGCACCTTCCGCAAAAGTTTCAGAAAATATCAAAGCCTTAAGAAGCAAGTCCCTCAACTACACTGGCCGGGAAAAGGCACAGATCAAGAGAATTCTTAATTCGATTGCTCTTGCAACTGGCCGCCGTCCAAACATTGTCCCAACGGATTCGGCCCGAGAGTTTGTGCGTGGCGTAGATCCCCTGACTGGCCGAGATATAAACGAAATTCGGTTGCCAAATTATTTTAGAGGTTTTGGCACTGCTATGGATCAACCAAAGATGGCGCAGTTCCTGCACGAACTGGGTCACTGGTTGTATGCAAATGCCCTGTCCGTTGATGATCGCATTGCATTCTGGGCGGCAACAAAAAAATACCTTGGCGATGCTGAACAGAACCTCCCCGCATTCTTTGGCGTAAACGAGCAAAAGCTACGTGAGCGTCTGCCCATCCCGGAAGACGAAGTTCGTCTTTCATTTGATGATGTAAATCTGAATCAGGCCGACAACCCGCAAGAATTTTTTGCAAATCAATTTGCCATCTTTGGTATGCGCGAACGCGTAGACTCAATCTTCAGAACAGAAAAAATGTTTGATGAGCGGATGCGTGCGGCTCGCATGGGGCCAGACCATGAAGCATATCGCCCAATCATGGGTCGGCTCTTCCGTCTGGCCAAGTCCATATACAACCGCTTCTTTGGCCAAGAGGCCATCGAAATAGACGAAGACTTGCTGCCGATCTTTGAGCGCATCCTGCCTGACACCGAAGAAGCAACTCGCGCAATGAACCTTAAGAATGCTCAAACGGCAACTGGTGCCCGCCTGTTGGAGCGAGGGTACTCCTTACGTGAGCACTCTAACAATCTTCATGATGCGATTGCCAATGATGACTCATATGCAATCGTTGATGCAGCCGACAATCTGGCCCGCGAATTGTTTGGCATCGCTGGCCGTGCCAGCAATAGCAATAACCCATCTCCGCCACATGATCCGTTCCGTGTTCTTCGTGAAGTTCATGGCAAAGCCCGCGATCTTTCTCGCAAACTGCATGAAGCTATTGGCATCAAGGATGAGCTGGAAGGCGGCTACTATGACGAAGACGGCCTGTATGTCAGCAACATCGACCCTGACGTGGTCGCCGACAATATCGTAAAAGCCATATCTGGAGCTGATGGCTCTTTGGACAGCGCTCGTGTTGTTGGCGAAGTAATCGATGAAATACGCAAGAAGTTCAACCAGTTAGACGATGAGTCCGTCAAGCTGACCAAGTCATTTGAGCTTGACTTTAAGCGGCCACGAACCACGACATCCAAGCGTTATGCTAAGGCCAGCCTTGCCAAGAAGCAGAAGAAGAAAGCAGAAAAGCGTAAGGTCAAGGCGGCTGCAGCCAGAGCTGCGAGAGAGGGCCAGCCCGAGCCATCCATGAACCCTGCCGAAGCAATGCTTCCTGTCCGCTCCATGACGGATGACCAGCTTGCTCAAGAGTTGGCGCAAGAGGGCGGAACCAACAGAGGTCGTATCATCGCCAATGAAATTGAGCGACGTGAACGTGCAGGTCCCGCAAGTGTTGGCATCGGCTCAAAGTCTGAGCGCGTGTCGCAAGCACTGGAAAATGAGGCTGCCCACTCTGCGGGCAATGGAGACACTGCAATTCCTGCTGCGCCTGAGCCAATTCGTCAGGCGCTTGAGTTGATATCAGCGAGAGATCCTGATCGTCGCAACACAGCGCAAACGCTTTTCTATCGCATCATGAATCTGCTGAATCCGGAAAGCGCATTGGACGGTTCTCCCTTCCCGACTGGCAGGACGCTTCGTCTTATTGCTGACGCAGATCCCTCTCCAGATTTTTCCGATGGCGTGCGGATACTTGATTTTAAAAACTCGAAAGAGTTTAACGCTGCTCGTCTTGGGGTTCGTCGCATGGCAACGAATTTGTCCAAGACTAAAACAGGGAAGCAGAAAGCGGCGGAGGCTGTCCTTCAGGATCTGGCAGACTTGGTGTACCGGCTTGGCCTTTACGACACGAGCAGTCAGTTCACGAGAGAATCATTTACCAAAGCGCTCGTCTCACACCTTCGTGCGTCTGACCGCTCAGTCCTCGAAGGTTTGTCTGATCCCAATTTTGTTGATGCAATTATCACTGGCGCTGACTCAATCGCATACCTGACAAATGGTCTGATTGCTCGCAGTGACATTGCGCAATCTGCACCGAACCTCGGGCGCTATGGTGATATGTTTGGTGGCACAAGCTCACCTGTTTCACATGTTACAAAAACCACAAAGGAGGCAACCACGGCACCGGGGGTTTACTCTGACCATCTGGCTGCTGAACTTGCAGAGCAAACTCTGCTTGGCTTGCCCGTCCCATTAAGACGAGCTGTTGCCAAGTTCACAGGCGCAAGCTCGCCAAAAATTTATTTTGTTCCGTGGCGTGGGGGCAATCCTAAAACTCCATCCAGCGAAAAAACGCCCGTGGGCAGCGGATTCAGAATCAGCCGCAATATCTCAGACATTGCTGAAATCAATGATCCCGACGTGTTTGCCAGCGCCGCAAGGGAACTCGGCAAGACTGACAATGAGATAGAAGAAATTCTTGAGGTGGTGCAACAAAGGCAGTCTCTTGTTGAGAAGGCTGAAAAGCGCAGAATGGATGCGCAAACCGCGACCCCCAAGAGGGCCAAGGGGCTGCTTAAATCTGCTGAAGATATTGATATGCAGATACAGGAGCTTGACGCCGATTATTTGTCTGAGCTTTTTGAAGAAGCGTATGGGCACAAGATGGGTGTTGTTCCATTTGTCTTGTCTGACTCTGCCAGAAAAAATTCAATTTCATTTGAAAGCGCAACCAAGATAGATGTCAACGAACTCATGCCCATCATATCCAGAATGATTGGAAAGTTCGGGGTCTCAAGGGAACTTGTTTATGATGTGATGCAAGGAAGAGCGTCTCCCGGTTCTGACATAACTGGTGATGAAGCGCTGCAAATTCTGGTGGATCTAATCTCGGGAGGGTTCGACAACAACGGATTCAGGAAGCTTAATTCCACAGATAGATACCAAGAGCTTCAACGAGTTCTCAAGGACATGGGCTACGAGTCTGTGCGGTTTGAGAATTTTGACATTGTGTTTGACGCCAAGAACATCAAGCACTTGGAAGACTTCGCCCCAGACATAGAGCCAGACATCACGGCCAAGATGACTGTTGGTGCCCGAGCTGTAAATCGGGAGCTTGTTTCTTCTGCACTTGAGGGACATCGCATCAATGGGGACACTGAGTCATATCTCCGCTTCCTACTGGCTGCGGATGGTACGCCCCAAGACGTAGTGTCCGCCATGAACAAGGCGATGAACGGGAAGGTCCCGAACGCCCGTGAGGTAGGCTCGTTCCGTCGTTTCTTCCAGAGCTTCCTTGCGCAGAACACCACGAACACAAGACGTGCCGGGATGCACTGGATTGCAGACTGGGTTGCCCCGTCTCGCGAAGCTGGTACTGGCCATTTTGAACGAATTGCTGGTCAAACAGGGCAAGTCCTGCAGCCCGTTTTGCGCTCACTGCGCAAGCTGCCGGAAGCAGGAGGCATCGCCGCATGGCGTCGCCGCGCATTGGACTACGGGTTCGTTCCCGAGGGCGTAAAAGAAACAACGCCCGGCCTTCGCCAGCCAAAAGCCTATAAGAAAATTGTGCGGGCATTGCGCCGTGATCCCGGATCTAAGCAAGAGCAAGCCCTTACGCCGGACGAGCTGGGTGTCTACAAAAGCATTCGCGCTATGTTTGGCGACATGCACCGCAGGCTGGTAGAAGCTGGTGTGATGATTGGCAATGTCACACCCTACTTCCCGCAGGTGTGGTCGGTTGAAAAGATCAAGGCAAATCAAGATCAGTTCCTCGATGCCCTGTCTCGCTACCTTTTGGACGAAGCGGCAAGCAGCCCGCGCAGTAGTCCAATGTCTAAAGATGATTCAATGGTCATTGCCCGTCGCATCATGGGCAACCTCATAGATGATGACGGTGTCTACACACCACCGCCTGTCAGCTCGCGCTCTCCGGTTGGTGACCACGTTGACTACCAGCGTCTCATTCGTCTTGATAAATTCCAGAATCACCTCGATGACGTTGGCCGTTTCTTGGAGGACGATCTTGAAGCGATCATTGCCAAGTACGTCGATAACGGAATGCGCAGAATTGATTTCGCTGCCAAGTTTGGAGAGGGCAATCACGGCTTCCACGACTACATAAGCGTAATGGAAGATTCGGCTACTGGCTTACAGGCCGTGGCCCGCTTGCTTTCGTCTAACAAAATCGAGAAGAGAAATTTTACCGCACGCTCCACCACTCCCGGCGGCGAAACAGATGAGGTCGTCTTAGAACGTCTAACATCCATGCCGTTCAAGTCTCTGGAGGGCGCGTTGCCTGCGGCCAAAAAAGCTCTTGAGATGGCAGAGAAAGGAGACGCCGCATCTCTGCGCAATTTCCTTCTGGCTCTTGACACCAACACGGCAGACTACGCACAGCGCACTTATGCCAAGCGAGTTGATGCAATCGTTGGTGGCCTTATGGACCGTCAGCGGATCGGCAACAAGCGGCCAGCAGCTCAAGACATCAAAGAGGCTACTGCGTTGATGCGCACCACAATGCGTAAGCCGGTTGATGCAGGCGGAACATTCTTCGAGATGTCTCATGGCGTCTCGAAATGGTCTAGAAACATTATGTCCTTGACCCTGCTCGGCTTCACAACCCTTACGTCCTTGGGTGACCCGGCGCTAGTTGCCATACGCAGTGGAAACCTGAAGGCTTTCTCTGAAGGGATTGGCAAGTGGATAACAGACCCAGAGTATCGTGAAATGATCAGGGGTTCTGGCGTCGCTATTGAACAGTTGGTTCACGAGCGCATGACTGGCCTTTACGGAACGGACGCATCCAGAACAACAACTGCCTTTTTCAACGCAACATTGCTGTCTCCATGGACGTCAATGCAACGTCAGTGGGCTGGCGCAGTTGCGCTGCAGTGGTTCCATGCGGAGATGAAGAAAGCTGCGAAAGCTTATGATCCGTCTAAACCTTTGCAGCAGCAAAGCGGTCAATACAAAAAGAGCTATCGCATCTTGCGCAGATATGGCGTCGAAGGTTTGCTCGACAGTCGTGAGACGACAGGCTTTGATCCTATGCTGCCCGACTTTGAGAAGATGCCGCAGCTTCGAGATGGCATGATTAAGTTTGCCAACGAGACGATCTTCACGCCCAACCCGAACGACATTCCTCTTTGGGCTCAGACGCCGATTGGGGCGATGGTTTTCCAACTCAAGTCTTTCCCGTTGATGATGCAGCGTCTGGCTGCAGACACACTCGTCAATAACTTGCGGGTTGATCCTGTCACACAGGGTGGACGTCGGTTTAGCCCTCTATTGATGATGGCAACGCTTGGCCCGCTTGGTGGTGCTACTGCCTTGGGCGCAAAAGATTTTGTCCAGCAGCGCGGCGAAGACGACAATACTTTCCGCCGCAGAAGTCTTAGCAAGATCCTTGGCCACGATGAAAACATTCACGGCCCGCTGGATGAGTTCATTGGCTGGTATGCAGAAGGGTTTGCCATGATGGGCGGACTTGGTCTGGTGGCCGAGTTGATGCACGACAGTGTTGAACAGCTTGATCAGGGCGGAGCTTATGGCTCCATGCGCTTCATGAGCAACCTTGCTGGCCCGAGCTTCGGTGCCGTTTATGATGTCACTCAGGTGGGACAGGGTCTCGTAGACGCCGCAACCGAGGGACGCGAAAACGGAACTGGGGTTGAACGCGCTGGAGCAAGAGCCGTGGTAAGACGCGTCCCTGTTCTCGGCGGTGTTCGTTCCCTGCGAGAGTCCGCAGTAGATGTGATTGCTGGAGAGTCGACCAGAGGCAAGGCCAACAATAGCTCATGGGACAGCCAGTGGGGCGGATGGGAAACCAATGAATGGGATAGTAAGTGGGGCGACTAGTCGTCGTCTTGAATGATGATGGCTTTCGCAATGTCAGGTCTTGAGCGCAGCTCCTCAATGCGGCGCTCAAGAAACCACTGGGCCTTGCGCAGATCTGCTAATTCATTCTGCTCGTCTGTCCCCACATAGTTCTTGCGCCCTGCCCGGCTGACATAGCGAATGATCTGGCCACGCCAGAATTCAAACTTGTTTTTGTGGATGTAGTCGAATGGCTCGATGGGCAGATCTTTGTAGTGCGCTGGGTCAGTTATACTCATTGTCGTATTCCAAGTAGGCTTTCATGATTTGAATTGATGCTTCAGTAGCTGCCAGATCGCCGCGCACTTCTGCAAGACGACCAAGCGTGTGACGCGCTTTGTCCGTTGTGCGGATCAGGCTTTCTTCTCCACCCGTGTCCGAGTTCAGAAGTTGCATGATGCGGTAGTGCAGGCTTTGTGTCTCGGCCTCCAGCTCCGCAACCTCACCTCTAAGACGACCGCGCTCTTTCATCTCAACGGTCAGCTCGTCGAGCAGTTTGTTTTTCTTCGTCATATTCCGGGCTCTATCTTTATCTTGCTCCACCGATCACATGGCTGGTTGCAACTCTTATTGTGAAGAGTGCAGTGCCAGTCCCCTGACATTGTCGGTCGAGAGTGGTCGCATGTTCTACAGATTTGGGGGATATCTTCATCGTGCTCGTCTGACCAGCAGTATTTCTTCGCATCACAGAAGCGACAAACGAAACGCGTTGGGTCATCGGACGTGCGCTGCTTTGCTCCTTCCATGGCTCGCGTGATCTTGTTCTTGATGAACGAGAAAACGAACTCGTCATACTCCACGATCTCGCAGTGGTACGCGCTGGTGTCTTTGTTGTATGCAATAAACAGGGCCTCCTTGAGGCGGCCCATCCCCATCATCATTTGCATCTGCTCGAAGTAGCGCTTGTTCGCTGACTTGATGCCCTTCTTGATAAACTCGGTGTGCTTCTTGTTGTTCATCGACTTGATCTCCAGCAGGCTGAGTCTGCCAAGACCGAGGTCGATGAGCCCGTCGGCATGTGCCTTGATGTGTCCGCCTGCGTCTTTCCACTCCCACTGGCGGTTAGTGAAGTCGTCTTTCTCCATGACGTGGAAGCCAGCCTTCTTCAGGTCGGCGACGACAATGTCTTCAATGATGTGACCCAAGGCGAAGATGCGCAGGATGCGCGGATCGAATTCGTCTTTGGGGTAGCCGCGCAGTCCCATCTGAAGACGAACCTCGCAGTCATCTCCGATCATGGATGCGCCAAGGTAAGCTCGCTGTTCGCGATCCTTTTCCCGAGAGCCTTCGTCTATGCGTTGTAGTATTTCGTCTTCTGTCATGTCAAAAAAAATGGCTGGGCCTCACAGGGAAAGGAGAACAAAACCTGCAAGACCCAGCCAAGTCAGCGATCCACGGGCACATGGGAGGGTGGGTATGTGCATTCCGGTTCGCTATCTGGGGATTGGATATCCGGGTGTCGGGTACCCGTCTCTGATGTTTATTTTTTCTTGAATGTCGTCGCGCTCTCTTTGGGGGTACCTCGCACCCGCAGCCATCCGTTGATCAATTCGTCTTTGCAGTGCCGCATACTCTTGCGGATCAAGCAAAAGCTCTCTTGCGAAAGCGCTTTCCATGTCCGCAAACCGCCGGTTGTAATCAGCATCATCGATCTCTGGCCCAGTAATCCCCGCAACATACGCATCCGGATACGGATGCGGTGCGGGCGGTTCGTTTAACTCCTGAAGCTGCATCGCCAGCTCCTCAATCGGGTCATAGCTTCGGTGCATTCTAAGTTGCTCGGGGTGAACCCCACCGCTGTCATAGAGACGGGTGGGGCTCCCCTGAAACATTTCCCGAAAACTGTTGGGGATATAGTTTTTGAGGGTTCTTTTCTCAAACTCTACCTCATCGTCGTCTTTCTCGTCGAGGATGAGGTCCAAGAATTTCCGGGCAAACAGGTTCATCAGAATGGTATCTCGTCGTTAAGCTCGTTAGACGAAGCCGCTGGAGCTGTGGCGGGTGGTGTTGGCTCACGAGCACCCAGCTCAACCTTTCCATCTAATGCGAAATAAGCACCGTTTTTCAAAGGTTGTCCACCTCCGGGGCGAACATTGCCATCATTGTCACGCCAGTCTGGCCCGTTCTCTACGCGAACACCGACCTTCAAACCGACGAGACTCTTTATGTCTCCGGGCTTATCAGGATTAGCGTGGCCACCATAGACAAGGAGAGACTTAAGGCGTTCCAGTCCAATCTTCGTAGCAGTTGCATTACGGTTATGAACATTGATGCGATCCTTAACGTGTGCGCCCGTGGCGTCTTTCAGGATCACCTCGACATAACGACCTGACCCATCCTTGGTCTGCTTGATCTCGGCAGCATCGACTGTGACTTCGTGGTTGCCGGGCCTTAGCGTGGCCCGGCCCCCAGAGTCAGCAGCTACATCTCCAAGATCAAGAGATCCAAAACCTTTCCAGCTCATGATTTACTCCTTTTCATTCATACGCTTAAGAAGTTCAACAACATTGCCGCAAGCCTCGACTGGCTTGAGACGATTACGAGGATCACGCGTCTTGCCATGCCAGCCGCGCACCTCATCGGTGATGATGTGACGACGAATGACGACGTCACTTCCGCTCTCATCCGTGGAGCGGAGCCCACAAAAGACGTGGTCAAATAAAGCTGGCAACTTCTTGGCTACCTTGGTCTGCATAACCATGGGCCAGTACTCGACCTCGTCATTGTCGTTCTTCTCCTCCTTGGCGAGGCACGTTGCGTAAACCTCGAGGGGAAGATCACGAATAAGTTTCAGTGCGCCAATCATCTGGCGCTCATACTCCTGCCACTTGCGCATGTCGGTCGGGCTATCGAAGTCCCGTTCGACATCAGCCATGCAGCGATCAGACATCTCGGTCAGCGAATCAATGCAGATCCACTTGTAGCCTTCGTCCTTGAACTTATCGCTCAGGATCAGGCGGATGATATCGCGAAAGCAGTACTCGTTTTCTGCGAGCTTGGGGTGGTGCTTGCGATCCCATCCATGGAATGGGACGAAGTCAATGTCGACATCAGACAACGAGGCGAGACCGCCTTCGCCTGAAATGATCAGACCCTTCCCGTATTCTTCGGCGAAGAAGCGACACTGATACGTCTTCCCCCAGCCATGGTGGCCGTAGAGTAACGTCTTGGTGTGCTGCCCACCGGCTGTCGCAGTGCTTGCGAACATAGACATTATGATTTCCTTTTTGCTTGTAGTTTCACGAAGACGTTCCGCCCCTTCAGCGCTGGCTCAAACACAGCCTGCTCAACGGGGCCGAGGTCATCCCACGTCTTGCGTGAGATGGACAGGCGCTGGTTAATGACATTCGTCGTTGCGTCTGCCGTGCTCGAGATGGTCTTCAGCATCTCGCTATCCCAAGAGAGACGAGCGACGGGTGTCATTCGCCCCGTCCACTGGTCTGTCTCGAAGTCCACGGTCTCTTCGTCCGTCAGCTTGCCGCCAACAAACTTGTCAACCATGAACTGTAACTGCTCTTTCTTCTCCGAGATCAGGGCGTCAAGTGCTGCGACCTGCTCGTTCATTTCGGTAATTTCATCCAGCATATCGTTCAGATCTTTGGACTGAATCTGGAACACGCCGTCGCGCACATATGATTCGTAATGCCGGGTGGAAATCGGCTCATCTGCCGATGAACCATGGGGTACTCTGAGTTTCAAGTGGGGCTCCTTTTTAGTGATGTATTGGTAAAGTGATGACCTTAAGGTGTCATGGGGCTTGACGCTTGTCAACTCTTGAGACACCGTTAGGGCTCAAAAGAGGACATCATGACATTACTAAACGCCGCCCTCGAGTATCTCGAGGAGGGCCTGTCGGTCATCCCGATACGCCCGGACACTAAGCGACCTTGCATTCGTTGGAAGGAATATCAAAGCCGCCAAGCGACCGAGGAAGAGGTCGAGGAATGGTTCCGCATCTGGCCCGATGCCTATCTGGCCGTGGTCACGGGAGCCGTCTCGGGAGTTCTCGTGGTTGACTGCGACAATGACGAGGCATTCAGGACAGCAGTGGCTGCCGGGATGCGCTCGCCTGTTATGGTCAAGACGAAGCGGGGTTGTCACCTGTGGTTCAAGGACCCGGCAGACGGACAGCGTCGAGGACCACGTGCTGGCAACAACAGCACCGGAGCTGACTGGCCACGCGTAAACGGTTTGGACTTCAGGGGTGACGGTTCGTATGCCCTGCTCCCGCCGTCTAAAAACTATGAGTGGAGTGTGCCAGAGGGGCTGGATCGTCAGGACGACATGCCAGTGTGGAGGGACTGGAGCCCTGCGGTTGGCACGAGCACAGCAGATGCCTTCGTCTTCGAGAAGCTGGACTTGTCGACCGTGCGTTTCAATCCAGCGGAGCTGATGACCGAGTGGGAGCGCACCGAAGCCTACATTCGTGATCAGGGTTTCCCCGGTGGAAAGATCCCTTCTGGCCAGAGCAATGGGCGCAATGAGCGTGTCATCCGCTACGCTGCCGAGTGCGTGCTTCAGGGAATGTTTGGCGCAGAGCTGCGTGTTCGCGCTCGCGCTTTCATGGACAAGTTCTTTGTCGATCACCTGCCAGAGTTTGAGTACGAGGCGACGATATCCAGCGTCGAGCAGATGGAAAGGCGCAATCACCCTGAGCGTTTCGATCCCAACACTGGAGACTACGTCTACAAGCGTCCGGGTCCCGGACCAGAGGAGGACAGAAAGCCTCGTCGTCTTGTCACGGTGGCGGATGCGGAGGATCTCATTCAGGCTGGCGAGGGTCAGGAGTATCTGATCGAGCCATGGCTTGCGCCGCAGACGATTGTTCAGGTCCATGGCTATTCCGGTTCGGGCAAGACGATGTTCCTGCAACATGCTCTTTACGCCATGGCTTCGGGGGCTCGCTACTTTGGGCCTTACGAAATCAACCGGGCTGCCAAGACGCTTTACATGGATTTTGAGTTGAGCCGTGGTGATCTGGGTCGCAGGCTGGTACGGATGCGCTCCGTCTTTGGTGACGCCGAAGATCGCTTCTCGGTGTGGGCACCGTGGATTACGGGCGAGGAGTTGAGCCTGTCGGATGCGGCGGGTCTGCAGGAGTTGCAAGCCTACATCGAGTTCGCTCGTCCCGACGTTGTTGTCATCGACACCATCCGCTCGGCGTGGTCAGGTCTTGCGGAGAATGATGCAAGCGCATGGTCACCCATCAACAAGCTGGCTGTTCGTCTCAGGAATGCGGGCATCGCTGTCGTCATGCTGCACCACAGCAACAAGCCGGGCGAGGATGGTCTTGGTCGTGAGGCTGGCTCGTCTAACCAGCTCACAGTTGTTGAGACCCAGATCCGGATTGCTCAGGTTTACCAAGACGAAGAGACAGCCAAGCAGAAGTCTGGCATCTGGAATGAGAAGTATTCCGTTCCGCCATTCGAGAATCTGCAGGCCAAGCTCACTGATGAGTGGTACATCGAGATGGTCTTGGAGGTTCGTTATGGGAAGGTCAGGGAGTGGACTCACCTGCACGATGCGATCAGCTTCATCGGTTGGGCGACGCATCGTGAGACGGGTGAGGCTCGCATCGTCAGCAGCTTCTCCACGAAGCAGAAGGCGAAGGAGATGGCGTTAGACGGACAGGCTCCTGCAGATATTGCGCAGGCCCTGTTCCGTCCTATGAATGTGATAAGTCGTTGGCTTGGCCTAGAAGATCAGGCGGAAAAAGACAGTCCAGAAGGTGAGGCAGAAGAGGAGAGCCCCGGTCCAGACTGACAGCTTGAACCAGTCTACTCTATGCGCGTCACCTTTGCGCCCGGAAAGTGCTTCCGGAATTCGGCGATCTCTTCTTCCAGTTCCGGGAAACGTCGTTTCCACTCTTTCGCTAATTCGTTCCATTCGTGCTCCGTAAAGTTTTGTTTTTCCCGCACATCAACAGGCGGGAGTTCTTCATCTGAAAGGTCACGCCACATTTTTCTCAGCCCAAGCACAGATGAGCATCGCATCCGCATGGTTGTCGTCCACGGGAATCTCCCGCCCGAGATTAACTGCAGCCTTAATCATCTCCTCCTTGTCTGCCTTGGCATTGCCGGTCGCAAATCTCTTGATCACGGAAACCCCCACGCTCCGCAGGGGAATCTGAAACTGATGACACACACCCCTCGTCTGCCAGTGCAGGCCGAGCAGGATGAGCCTCGCATTCCCTTTCAGTGTCGGAGGCGGCATCTCCGCCACCACAATGTGGGCGGGATGCCTCATCAAAAGTTGTTCCAAGCGTCGCCGCCACACATGCGCCATCCGCTCATAGTCAGGGGGGCTAGAGCGCAAATCAATCACGCCACCATGCTTGTCGGAATGAGCCCAGCCCACCCGAGATGCAAGGTCTAAAGCCATAATTTTCATCCGGCAGCCTTCGGCCTTTAATTAAGTTTAATTAAATTAAATAACTCTTCACTCGAGTACAGGCCGCGGGCCCCCAAAGGCCAAGCGGCCAACTTAATCTCGAATGCCGAAGGCTGAATATCATGTTTCGAGACAACTGTCAACGCCTTAAGGTGTTGTTAGTTGTCATACGTGCGACAATGTGCAACACAAAACTAACTGATTCGGGAGGCGTCATGCCCAAGGTCGTAACGATCACCGACGAGGACATGGAGTGGTTACGCGAGAACCACGACAGGGTCAGTTACTCTTCCGCTGCAAAGAGACTTGGCGTCTGCGCTGACACACTCAAGCGCATCCTCGTTCGCGAGGGCCTTCAGGATTTCAGCGGCGCGAAGTACGTAAGTGCAAGACGAAACGACACACAAATGTGGGAGCGCCCGTGCATGAGATGCGGCGACACCGAGCCCCGCCCCAAATGGATTTATTTTTGTCAGTCCTGCAAGAATAGTTTGGAATTTTAGGACGACGAACCGCTCAATCCCCTGCACCTTGGCCCCATGAAACGCTTCCTCACCATCGAAGATGTCCTCGAAGAACTCCGCTCGCTCTCCGAGGATGACGGCAACACAGTCGAGGGCGTCATCCTTCTGGCCAAAGTAAGCTCAGACGAAAGCGACGCATAGT